ACTTATGGTATGAGCGCTCAGGGGAGTGACTGTCAGATGCCCACTGAGGATAACCCCATGGGTAATGTCCTTATCACAGATTTTACGGATGCCCCCAACCGTCTCGAGGCGTGTTATTATTCTAGCGTGAAACCTTTTTCTGACAGTTACACCAGTGGTCGTATTCCATATGATTCCGGGCGTTCTCGAACAGCGTTACCCAAGTATTTGCGAAATGGCATGGATAGACAGTTTGTATCCAGTCCCGTGACTAAAATCCCAGGCGACCAGACGGCATTTGCGGAGTGGTTGTATGGGCCCAAGAATGGTCCAATGTGTAAGAGTGATTCCCAATCCTGCAACCCCAATGCTCGTGGTGTACAATTAGAGGCATTCGCTGGTCTAGGTAGTGATGGGGACATCAGAGGTCCTCGTGGTGGTGGACCCGTTCGGTAGATTAATATTCTCATGTAATAATAAATGGCGTATCAGCTCCAACCTGGACTTTCCCGAGTTCAAAACAAGGGAGCCATCCCCCCAGTAAAAGCGACTGATGAAGTTTTTGTATACCCCCAGCCCAGTGGTCTTAACTGTGGTGGCTGCAGACCCAACACCATGTTGTATGGTACAGCACCATACATGGCTGGTAAGGGTTCCCCCTCCCAATACATCAACACGAGTGATGAACTCCGCCCCCAGTCGACTTCTCGCTTCAACAAGAACATTGTCCAAACCTATGAACGTAAGCTCTTCCCCCTCAGTAACATGGAGTGTAAGACCCCCCTTCGTACGATGCGATATGAACCAGCGAGTACCCGTGCTGAAGTCCAAAATGGTCTGTTTCAGCAAAGGTACGTTAATAAAAATGTTAACATGAAGTAAGAATGGCTGATCCCATTTCGCTCATGGCTGTTGCGGGTCTCGTATATGCTGGTCGGAGTCTCAGTACCAAGTCTGAACCCCCTAAAATTAAACCGGATGTACCTACACCCACATTGAAAACTCCCGAAATTTTCGAGTCGGGGAATTTCGATTCGTCTCCCCAGTATGTAAATAAGAGGGAGATGGAGAGTTTCGCTGATGTCGCCATTCAACAGAGAAGTGGTGGTCAGGAAGTTCTCAACATGCGAAACCGAATGTATGATCAGGGTCGTATGAATAATTTGTCCCCGGTTGAAAAGCAGTTGGTTGGTCCAGGTCTGGGTGTGAGTGCTGACACCCCAGCCGTTGGTGGTTACCAGCAAATGTTCCGTGTCAATCCCGTCAATGTTGGTGAATATAAGCTCACAACCCTCCCAGGTCGTTCGGGTCCAGCTGCGGATATCACGGGTGGTCGGTCTGCTATGGTTGGTGAATTGACTCACTACAAGCCGGAGACGACTGCTCATCTCCCTTCTAGGCGTCCTACACTCCCTGGTCGTGCGCAGGGTATGTCTGGTGTCGTTCCCCGCAACGAGCACGAGAAGACGAAGCGTACCACTAACCGCTCGGAGACTGGTCTTCGCCAAGATGGTCTAGGATTCAGTGGCGCGAAGAGGTTTGTGTCCGCACAGACTGTCTCACAGGACCCCACCCGATTCAAGAGCGACCGTAACGAAACCCAGTACGACTACATCAATCGACCTGCACCAGGTATCCACAGTCATCATGGCGCTTACACGGGTAGTGCTGCTGCTCAGGTGACTGCCAGGACAAATGAGGAACTCATGAAGTATGGTTTCCGCCCAGAAGATCGTCGTGGTAAGGCGAACCGTATGGGTAACGCGGGTCGCATGAATGTTCGCGAGTCTGCCCTTAAGCAGGGTGGTCGCCTGACAACGGTTCGTAGTGATACCACCCGTGTCGATGGTCGCATCAATGCTGCCAATGGTGGGTGGACACAGCAATACCAGCAGAAGCCTTACCATCAATTCAATTCGTACAAGGGTCATGCGAACCCTAACACCCAAACACTGGACATCGCGAAGCGTCAGCTCCAAAACAACCCCTTGTCGCATTCACTCTCTCATTAATTTTGTACGTCCCAGACAAAAACATTCATTAAAATATTGTCCCTGTATTTTAATGAAGGTGCACAACCTCTCTATCGATAGTAGTCAAAGGAACACGGCTCTCCACCCGAACCCGAATGATTATACTGTGACTCTAGATGACGCTATATATGATGTGTCTCAAATCAAATTGGTATCCGGCCGTATTCCCACTTCACAGTTCCTGGTATGTGAAACGAATAACAAATTTGACGTCATAGATAAAACTGGAGGCGCCCAAGCTCGTCCAGCGGGGCAGGATAGTTGGGTTACCATACCATTACATTTACAAAGCTTGTACCCGATGGGTAATTACACAACTGTAACTTTACAACCCGGTAATTACACGGGAGCGTCTCTGGCGACTGAAATAAATAACAGACTTACCGACGCCGGGTTTTCCTATGATGCGAATAACAATACATTCAGTTCTAATGGGGGTTATTCGAATTTCGTTTTTTTATTTAAAAGGGGTGCCCGTGGATACGATTCTAACATGTTATCAACAACACCCTATCAAATTTTAGGTAGTGGCCCAGAAGATTTAGAAAGTTCAGAATATTTTGGTGCAGCGAATTTGAAAGGTCCCAATTCCCTAGTGTTACGTATCTCTTCCGGTTCCGAAAAAATGAATCAAAGTGTATACGTCTCAGAACCCTATTACACGGGACATATTCTCCTCGATGGAACCGATTTTGTGAACGTTATTGGTGCAGATGATAAGGTTTCACATGAATTTAACTCTGGAGCTCTCAAATCAGTCCGTAATCTACGAATCGAATTTTTCTATATGAGTCATGGACGACTGATACCCTATGATTTCAGAAACCAAGACCACATTCTAAAGTTTGAAATCACTTGTTCTACTGACAAATTGGAAAACCTAAAAGTGGACCCACCTGAAGAGATTGAAGAAAAGACAGACATAAGCATCCCTGACATTTCGGATGTTTATGAATGGAAGAAAGAATATGTGTATATCATTGCTATAGTAGTCGTAGGACTACTCCTGATGATGCTCATGAAGGGTAAACCCAGACCACTTAGCGGGTAACCGCGAAGACAGGCTGGGCGGGCTTCTTGACCTTTCCATTGATACGAGAAATGATCATGTAGACAATGATGGAGAGTAGAGTAGTCATGAGAGCGGTAAGGGCGTACTGGGAACCACCGTTCTTGGGAACCTTAACAACCTGGGTGATAATCCAACGAACGAAATCCATCCACGCCATAGCGGCGGCGAAGGAGAAACCACCAACGATGGAGTTGAGGGTCTGAGATTGAAGTTCCTGGGTAACGAGATCAACGGTTTTCATGGCAGCGGCGGACATGGTGATTGGTATACTATACTCAAGGAAAATTATTCAAATGACAGTTTTTCCTTTTCGACATATTTCTTGAACTTTTTGGTTTTGATTGATTTTGTTTTAGAGAAAAGCTGCTCATCGTCTGATGAGTCACTACTAGAACTGGTATCAGATTCGTATTTTCTAAATGAATCGTTTGTGAATGACCATGGTTCTGGTTCAGAGCTACTCATTACTATTAATAGCATTTTTTAACATCTGTTCTATCGGACTTTGTGGTACCCACGAGTCCCAACGTTCAGCAGCTTCATTCACCTGAATGAAGCGGATGTCTTCCCCTGCATATTGAACAAAGGAGGGGCAATCTTCTTCTGGTACGTCCTCAACATCCTCATCCTCGTCCTCGTCATCACCCTCATAGATTTCAGGGAACATTGTACCAATCTGCTGGCCCACGGTATACATCGCACAATACTTCATCGCATATTCCATATCTTCTGGGAGAATCACATCCCTCCCACAAGCCTTGCAATATTCGCCTGCGAGTAAAACAGCCTGTTCCATCACAGGAAGCATGATGTCTGTCATACTTTTGATGTATTCCTCTGTCATTTGAGATTCACCAAATCCAGTTTGCATATTCATCTTTAGTATTGAGGATGAGTAAAATATTGCTAAAAAAAACGACCTAGTACAATAGAATGAATCTCCAGTTGAGGAAATTCAACCCTGCTAAGATTACAGACGACAGGGTTTGTGTGTTCATCGGAAAACGTAACACAGGTAAGTCGACACTTGTGAAGGATATCATGTTCCATAAGAAACATCTTCCAGCAGGTATTGTACTGTCAGGTACAGAAGAGGGGAATCATTTCTACTCTGATTTCATTCCCGACCTGTTCATCTACGGTGACTATGACAGAGACGCCATAGAGCGGGTCATGGCGAGGCAGAGAAAGTTGGTGGGCGCGGGAAAGAATAATTGTGGAGCCTTCATGCTTCTGGATGACTGTATGTACGACTCAAAGTTCCTGAAGGATACGTGTATTCGTCAGTGTTTCATGAATGGTCGTCATTGGAAGATTTTCTTCATGTTGACGATGCAGTATGTGATGGATTTACCACCAGCGCTTAGAGCCAATGTTGACTATGTGTTTATTCTCAGGGAGAACATTATTCAAAATAGAGAGAAACTTTACAAATCCTTCTTTGGTATCTTTCCCTCGTTCGATATGTTCTGTAAGGTGATGGATGCCTGTACGGAAAACTACGAATGTCTCGTGTTAGACAACACAGTAAAGTCTAACAAGATTCAAGATTGTGTGTTTTGGTACAAGGCGACGATCAGGAAAAACTTCAGGGTTGGGGGTCCAGACCTTTGGCGACTACACAAGAAGATGTACAATCCCAAACACTTGGAGCAGAAGGAGGATGACGCCAAGAAGGCGACAAAGAAGACAAAACTCAAAATCACAAAGACGCGTTGAGTGATGAATTCAAAAACATACGACTATACTAAATGGCTTCAGACCAAGTGAATACCATGAATTTGGCGGATGATGGTGAGGGGATGGTTCCTCTCAATAGCAACCCATCTGTGTCGTTTACACCTGAAAAAAATATGAGTCAAAGTAAAGAGACGATGGACTCCACTCCCATTAACGATATCATGATGGACCCCCCTATGATGGCCGAGGAACCCAAGATGCAGGGTATGATGCCTCAAATGACCGCTCCTCATCCCCAGGGTGCGTACCCTTCCCCCCAGGCCCAGGAGCCCGCTAAGAAGAATCCCCTGAATCTCACTGATGACCAGCTCATCGCTCTCGTTGCGGGTGTCTGTGCTGCAGCGGCGGTGAGTAAGCCTATCCAAGACCGTTTGGCGACTTCTATCCCCAAGTTCCTTAACGAACAGGGGGGTAGGAGCATGGTTGGTCTCGCCGCCACTGGTGCCGTGGCGGCTGTTATTTTCTTCTTCATGAAGGACTATATCGTCAAACCTTAAGCAGGTGTTTCCCAACCCATATTGCTATAGATTGAGGTATCAATACCCACATAATATGTAATTAACGCACCAGCTGCGAATGTCCCCATGAGTAAGAAGCTCGTCTTTAGCTTCTTACTTCTGTCAGCCGTAGAACTCTTAATACCCTCCTTCGTCTCCTTAGAAATTAGGTTAATGCCATAGGTTAACCCCCAGGCAATCAATGTCGTAGACAGGAAGAATAGGCGGTCAACAGCCAG